GGTGTAGGGATCGTCACCGACCGTTTCTTCCCAATAAGACGCAGAAGCATCACCAGGACCAGGCCGCCAATCGTAGCGGCAACCATCCACATAAGGATGGTAAGGGCTTGTTCCCAAAGAGGAATTCCAGACATTATTTCTTACCCTTTACTGCCTGCGAGTAGGCTTTCAGCATTTCGATAGCGGTGATAATGCCAATGGCCCCGTCCAGACCTATCTCAAGCCAGTAGACGAAATGATCCGGCCCGTATTCTAACGGGCGGATGGCATAAATGGCGTATGAAAGGGCGAAAAGGACAAAGATCCCCGCAAGGGTTTGATCATTTCTCCTATGGCCAATTTGGTGGTGCTGGACAAAGAAAAGGATTGCCCTGGCAAGGAGCAGGAAGGAAATAAGCAGGTAGTATGTGGCCCTCATAGGTATATCCCCCTGGTAACGCCGCCCAGTTTGTCGGCCCATGCCTCGGTATACATCCGGTAGTACCATCTTCGCGCCGCTTGCCCTTGTATTGTAGCAATCGTGGCAAATAAAAAGCTTGGCAACCCTATGATGATTAAATACAGCGGACCAAGCGTCATAGATTGGCAAGAGTGGCCCGACTCGTGCATTATCACTTCGGGCATAGCCATTACACCAACAAAAACAAACCAGCCAAGGCTGACTCCACCATGGAACGAACGGATCCGGATTACGCAGACCCCGTTATCCAGGCGCTCGATTGAATCAATCTTCTTGCCAATACATAGCGCCAAAAACAAAAAGCCGGCAACAATATGCTGCGGCAACCCCCATATCAAGTCTAGTAGCGTCGGTTTATTTGCCATATTGCCCCCGGTTGCATCATCGCCGATTCAGACACTCACTGTCAATTCAGTCCCTTTATAAAAAAGGTGGAATGAGCCATCGGCCAGCTTCTTGGCCGTGATAACGTACTCCATAGAAGTGCCAGGTACCCGAATTACGATGTCATGCTTCTCGATGATATGGTCCAAGGCGTTTTCTACCTGTGGCGGAAGCCCAGGCAGGAAGTCGATCGCCTGGGAATCATTGTTGACCATGCCAATTATTTTCATACACCCCCCCAATAGATCTTAGCCCATTTCGTCTGGATCTTCTGCACTTCGCAGATATATGTTTGCCTGGTTGCCCCGCCGGTTTCAGAATAGCTTCCAGCGATACACCATGCGCAGCCGGATTCTATATCGCATTCCCGGCATTTCTTTGGGCTGATTACTTCGCGTGTCTTACCGCGGATGCAGACGAAATTATCCTTGCGCTCAAATCCGGTCCAGATATCGCCGACCGACATATCAACGTGCTGCGCCTGGGTGTGCGGGAGGAACCGGAAGCACGGATAGATCTTGCCATCTGGAGAAAGAGCCGGCATGGATCCAGATCCGCACCAGGATTTACAGGGATTGGCCGCAACATTCTCCGGGTACGGAACGGCGTCAGCAAACCGCTTGTCGATCATACCCCAGTACATATCAGGGTGGGCCTTTACATAGGCCACTCCGAGCGCCATCTGTTCATCGAGCAGGTCCAGATCTGCCTGGTCAAGCTCCATGTTCTCGAAGATGAAGTTTTGATTGACGTACTTGATGTCCATTTCTTCACGCATGAACACTAGGGATTCATAGATATAGGGGATCGATGCCTCTGACAGGGTAGACTTCGTGCTGCCATCAGGATAGAAATTTCGATACCAGTCCCACCATTCTCTGATCTTAGCCATGCTCCCCCGGCCATCAGGGTAGATACGGTTAGAGTCATGCAGCGCCGGAGATCCGTCAACGCTAACGCCGATAGAAAGATTCCGGTGCCACCGCTCAATAAACTTGCGTACTTCCGGATTCTCAAACAGAGTGCCGTTGGTGGAAATGGATCCGCGCCAGTTGAACGCCCAGCGGTGCTTTTTGATGACAGCCTTCTGCACGAAATACCGAAGGATCGAATCAACAAGCTCCGGGTGCATTAGCGCATCGCCGCCGATAAAATCCAGAATCAGACCGCTGTTAAGCATCCACTCGTTGTCGGTCCCCATAACACCAATGGGGTCTGGATCATCGAGCAGGATATCAACAAACTTTTTTGCATAATCCAGGGACAAGACTGACTTGCGTTTATCAACCTCGTAGCAATACTTACAGGCGAGATTGCAGTCCTCGCCTGTATTGAACGTGACATTCAAGCCCTGGAAGTTCGGTATATTATCAAGCATAAGATCCTTGGTCTGCCATGTGGCGGTTTGAATTAGCGCAACCAGAATAACAAGACTGGTTACAGGTGGCGCGGCAGCTGTCTATGCACCCAGTTGAACAATTAGTGCTGCAGGCCGCCGAGCATGAGCCATAACAGTTATTGCTGCAAGAAGCGTAGCATTGCGTATCGCAAGTCGAGTCACAATTGTAATAACAATTTAAGTCACAAGAATAATCGCACGATGAACTGCAGTCGCCGACATTGCAGGTGCCGCTACAATTCGCATAGCAAGCATTTGTGCAGGTAGTAGAGCAATTAACGGCGCAGGTTTGGACGCAACCAGTTGTGCAGGCTGTATAGCAATTTGAATTGCAGCTCATGTAGCACGTTACGCTGCATCCAGTATAGCAATGGGTTGTGCAGCTAGGTGAACAACCGGAATTGCAGGCTTCGCCACAAGAGCCAGTACATACTCTAGTACAGTAAGTGGCACAACCAGTTGAGCAGGTTGTATAACAATATCCGGCGCAGGAAGTATCACATACGCCAATACAAGCAAATCCACAGCCCATTTTACAAGCGGCTCGGCACCCATTGCAGGAGGTATAACAATTCGTCGTACAATAGCCGCCGCACCCCAACTGACAACTTGCCATGCAAATAGTATCACAAGCATAACTGCAAGTGCCAGAACAAGTGCCCTGACAGCCGCCGCCAGTACAAACAGTCGAGCAAGTTGCGCTGCAGCTTGTGTAACAAACCACATTACAATCGCCAGAACACGCCGCCGTACAAGTGGTTTTGCAAGCATTCGCGCAACCATTTCGACAAACGCTCGTGCAGTCGCCAAGGCAATTTGACGAACATTCTTCGATACAAGCCGTATCGCAAGCCCCCGTACAACAGTCCATACAATCGGCCGAGCAATCAACTTCGCATCCGGAATAACAAGCAGAGCTACACGCCCTGGCGCATGAGGATGAACAATTCACACACGCGGCGTTATTCCTGCGGTCGTCAATTATCTGTCGGACCTCTTCCATGTGAAGAGCCCTAACATTTCCATAAGCACTTAGCGTCGGGTCAGAAAAGCTGACTGTACGAACTAAGTTAGTGACCGCTAAACGCAAATCCTCCATGTGAGAAACGCGGATCTCGCCGCCAGACTGCGGGGTGCTAGTCCATGTTTTCGCCGCAGCTCCGATGACAGCCCGCTGCACATTAGCTTCGGCCATCGTCTCGTTGACGTCGACAATACGGATGTCTTTCCCCACTAATGGGTACATTTGCGTGTAGGTCTTTTCATTACTCATTCAGGAATAAGTCTCCAGTGAAAAAGTCGATATGAAGATCTTTCCCGTTGGTTATTCCAAACCGTTTCATCTTGTCGTTCCACCAGTCGCGCTCTAGCCACTTGTATTCGGCCAGGACATCCAGGACTGTTTTGACAAACTGATCTTGCTGGCTTGGATCCTCGACCTTCATGGCAAGAGCCTGGTTGGCCGTCTCTACTTTCGTTCTGATCAGGTTAAAGCTATCAAGTTCTTCTTTGGTGCAGGTGCCTACGATCTTTCTCATATTATTCCCTTTCGTGTTTACGGGGCGTAACGCGCATTGCCGCCCACTGGATACTTCCTCATAATCTCTGTGCTATTTATTGTACCATCAGAGTCCTCTGAATACAACCACCCATTCGCAAAACAGGAAAGAGCGCTGGTCAGGCCATTCTGTTTTTCGCCGTAGTATTCAAACAAATCAAGCAGCGGGCTGAAAGAATAAATACCGTGCCGGCCATCGTCATCAAGCCCCTCAAAGAAATACTTGCCGCCGTAAAGACCAAGGAGGCCAGCGCAAGCCACCTTAATGGTATTGTGAGAAAACGGCAACCATTCTTCATTAAGGATGTCCCAGCGGGCGATATAATCATTCGCCCCAGTGCCACCAGAAAAAATAGTGACAATACCATCAGAGACAACAATCCCACACGAGCCAGCGATGGTTATAGTAAGCCTTGCATAACCGTTATCAGGGTCCATAGGAAACCCAATGCCACCACTACCGTAATAAAACCAGTAATCGCCACTAGAATCATACCCCACATCAAAAACAGAGCCAGATGCTTCATCAGCGGCAGCAAGTATTTTTGTCGAAGCACGCGCAACGTGCCCAACAAAAGCCTTGGTAGCAATATCAAAGACATGATACCCCCATGCGTTATATAAATATAATTGACCATTTAAGCATGGTATTTGGCCTTTTAGCACTTCACCTCCGCCTGCTCCTGTGTAAAACACATTACCGTGTGTGTTGACGGTGGTAAGGTCTTGCCAGTACACGCGGTTCGCGTCGTGCGCCATGTATAAAATGCCATCTACTATAATTGCCGCTCTAGTTGTGTCACTAACGCCAGCACCCAAGCTTATGCTGCTATATGAGTTATTAGCTGGATCCAAAACATTAACCAGCATAACAGTGTCCAGCATGTGAGGGATATATATCTTCCCATCATATTGGCAAATCGCTGTGTCCCCTGGGCAATTTGTAACAACCTCAAGCTCTGTCAATTCAGGAGACACCGCATTGATTGAGTAAATATTTGTAAACTTTACAGAGTCGTCCGGATCAAGGTCGATTCTGGCAATATCAAATATTGGATCACCGTTTTCATCTATCTTGGTCCACACTAAAGAGGTATCTTCCTGGGAAAACCTGCGCCGGGCCTCGCCAACGCCCTTGTAGGTTTGGATCTTGCCGTTTTTCATTATCAGGTCGAGCCCTTCAACCTGCAGGTCGCCATCATCGGCGCCAGGGGTGCTGTCAGGAGTAACCTTGATAAAGGACTTTGCCCCGCCAGCCCGTAACTCGCCGACCATCCGGTCGACCGGCTTGCCAGGGAAATCCGTAAGCATCCAATAGTTGTTTGGATCATCAGCGCCGCCCTGTATGGCAGACAGATTCCCAATAATAGCGGCCAGGTTTTCAACAAAGATCTTTGACGCCACCACGGCCCCGTCGACGATATGAGCGGAAGTCACCGCGTTGGCCACCAGGTCATACGCGCTTGTTGCTTTGGCCATAGCCAGGATACCAGTACACCACGGCCCTGCGCGCTTGCCACTTGACGCATAGACTCCATTCGGTGCATCGTCGGCGGCTTGCGGGACATCGACAACGGTGCGCATCCGGTAATAATAAACCGTGTTCACGGCCAAACCGGCGCCCTGGCCTTCAAGCGGAAGCTCTTGATTCCACTGTTCGATCGGCGTCGTCTTGAAAAGATTGGCCGTATTGCTTTGCCGCCAGTTGCCCTCATTGGACACAAGGACTTCTTCTACCGTCTCCGGATAGACATTCAGCCCTACAGCCGGCTCAAACCAGGTGGTGTTGTCCTTGCTGATCTGAACCTCATGGCGGGCAATATTATAAACATCAGGCTTCACCCAGGAGATTGAGGCTGCGCGCATAGCGGTTTGAGAAGCGGCGCCAGTCGGGGCCACCGGCTTCCAGGTTTTGTAGGCGGTATCATCAACCGGGACAGTCGAGGACCATGAGGCCGATGTCTGCCCGAGTACGTTCGACGCCTTTGCCCTGAATCGATACTTGGATAGCGGGGCCACGCCAGAAAGCTCAAGTGTTTTTTCAGGGTACTTGTCGGTGGCCCGGTTAAACGGCCACATATATCCTGACTCTGAACAGGCAGCCTCACCATCAGCCGTGCCAGTTATATCCTCCCAGCTGGCCCCCTCGTCCTTGGAACGCTGGAAAATGTAGGACACGGCGCCGGCAGGGATCGTCATGTTCATCTTGATATAATCCTGGTAGGCTACGGCGCTCAAGTTGGTGACCGTGCCTGGTACCGGGGTGCCACCAGAGATTGAGGCCATGGAAAGCGGCGTCGACCAGTCGATGAATACCACGGTCACCGTTGAGTTGATCTTGCGTAGCGTTGCGGTTGACTGCCAGACCGGGTCAGTACCGTCCGGAACAATATCTGTCCATCCCTCCGGAGCTACCCCGGTAGGAGTGTCGGGAGTAGAAGCGGACCTGATAAACAACGTCTGCTTGAACAACTGATTTTCGGCGTCAACAAGCTCCCAGTCATCCCACGAGAAAGCATCATCCGGGCCTTTGCTGACAACGGCGATATAATAATCGTTCAGGACAATGGATTCTTTCTCATAGCGGTACGACATCAGATCGCCCTTGTTGTAGGGCAATGCCTGGTCGACGCTCTGGCCAAGCGCGATAAGGATTTGTTTCACCGGCTTGGCGATATCCGGCCGCGGAGAAGTATCAGACCAGGTCGTCGTCGCTCCGGATTCTGTCTTGTATTCCACGGCCTTGAAAGTCGTGGTCCACTCGGCCTTTTGGCCATTGTATTTTATTCCAATGCTCTGCAGGTTCACCATCACATTGATCTCTGATCCCTGGTATGTCTCCTGCAGGCGCACGCGCGTGCCAGAGCGGGCAATGATCAAGGGCATGGAAAGCGAGAAGGTGTAGTCGCGGCGCGGCACGGCGTTTTGCTCGATAGCGATCTGCAGCCAAGCCCGATCCCTGGTCCACTGTTGGCTGCGGAAGGTGATGATCTCCTGGTTCATGTACTTGTTTTTATATTCTTTGATCTTGGTACCATACAGGGCGATCGAATCAGCGTTGTCGATAAAGGAAGTGATCGCCTTCTCTTGGATAACCGGCTCACCGAACACGACAAGCTTGGTGACACGCACCGATGTCCGGCCGCCAATCGCTGCGCGGATAATGGCAGCGTCACGGTAGGTGGTGGTGTCGAAAATAAGCAATTCGGTATCCAGGCCGTTTTCGTAATAGTGGTATGAAATATTCTCTGCGGTGACAACTTCGTAGTTCGCTGCGTTGGCCTTGGTGTCCACGATACCAGTACCGCCATAGCCGGGGCGGGTGGTCGGCGTGTTTACCTCGGCGGTGTACGGTGCCTTGTAGATAACCATTTCGTTGAACAGGTCAGGAATCTTTTCAGCGTCAGACAGGTCATACACGCAGCCGCCATCCTGTATGATTCCGGACTCGGCGGAATTCGGGTGCATCCATAGCGCAGTCTTGGGCAGCTTGATGTACTGGCCAAACTCGATCGAAAGCTTGTTGTATATTTTGTCTGCGTTGTCGCGGTGGTTGATTCCCTCGTAATGAGAATTGGTAAACTCGATCGGCGAGGCGGTCACTGTGTTGAATTCCGAGTCGCCAAAGAAAAGTGTCTTGCCAAAGAACGAGGCGGTACAGTGCATGAAATCGGCAAGCTCGGCGATTTCTGACCACATATTGGTATCGATCGGAATGTACTCGATCGGGACATTAAACGTCTCGGCGTCAACAGTGATCCATCCGTCAGGGTCACCCATAGCCACCAGCTTGTGGATAATGGAGTTAGCCTGGTCAGCCGGGTCCGAAACCTTACAGTCGCGCCAGGCCAGGGTTTCTTCCACCCACTGGCCGGCGATTACTTTCTTCACTCCCTTGGGATCCTTTTTCTTCAAGAGGATAGCATAGTCGTTGGCGGCCAGCTTTACCTTGTTGATATTTCCATGGCCTACGTCCTCAACAAAGCCGTCACCCGTAATCAACCCTTCAAAAATAGGGACATAGTATCGGCCCGGAACGACAGACGAGAAGCCATCTACCTGCAGGTCGATACTGATCCGGCGCTCTGGTCGCAAGTTACCGCGGCCATCGCCCTGATCAGGCCCGTTGAAGTGCATGATCGACGGCGTGTAGTCGTCGGTAAACTTGTGTGGGGAGTAGCGATGGTTATAATTACTTAACTCAACAGAACACTTATTTGAGCAAGCGCGGCCGTTCTGTCCTTCCACTTCATCGGAGAAATCTATTGACAGGACATCGTCTGACGGCACTTCGACAAAGGTGCCATCGCCAGCAAAGTCAATCGCTACATGAGCCGTGATCTTGGTTGCGGGGTCCCAAAGGGCCGCAATAAGCTCCGCGGGTAGCGCATCGCCGTTTTTATCTTTGCTGGCAAATAACATTTTGGCTCCTTATGTCGTGTTGGTTTTGTGGAAAATTTTCCACATTACCCCATGGCCCGGGCCTGTTCCGCCATCCTGGCCTCGAATACGTCTAGTATATAATCAACCGAGACTATTTTTCCACCGTCAATATCGGTGATCGCATCGGCGCCAATATAGAAATTGAAGTACTGGTCTGGCATCCTGGTAGCCTCTGCGCTACCCCCAGTGGATCCAGCGCCGCCTTCGTTAGCCAGGTATGTGGCTCCGGCCTCGGTGACCTGTCCAAGCACGATAGGCTGCAGCTGGGCATCCTTCACACCTGCGTCCCACCGTTTGGCCTGGGTGTTATTCCACCTAGCTCTATCCGCTTCGGTCATGGTATCTGCCATGAACGGCAGGGTGGCCACCCAGGCCAAGACCTGCATAAAGGCAAGCATCACGTTGAACACCACATTGCCAATAACCGTGAAGATCGTTACCAAGACATTGAACACCGGAAGCAAGAGGTTGTAGACCATGACGAACAACTGGGCCAGGGCAAGGAACACCGGCATGAAGGCCATCACCAACGGGAGTAGGACCGCGCCGAGTACCTGGCCAAGGACAACCAGGATACCAACGAACGGGGCCAACACACTATCTATCGCCGGCTTAAGCCAGGCCACGGCCACCTCGAAGATTACGGCAAGCCATTGGACCGGGCCGCCAAGCAAGATCATCAAGGATCGGACTTTCTGCAGGGCCATGAGGAATGCCATCAGCACACCGCCGGCAGCGCTCAAGCCATCGGCCAGCCCTTTTAACAACTCGTCTATGCCGCCCTCGGCCGCGTTGCCTAAGCCTTCTGCCATATCACCGAGAGGGACTTGCTGGAATTCGCCAGTCGGGTTTCCTTCTGCGTCGAGCTTGTTACCAGGGATACCGTTTTTGGTATAGAAATCAGCAACGCCCTCCCTAAGCCCCTTCTCCCAATCTTCCAAGCCCTTTATGAGGTCGGCAGGGATCCCCCTGATTCCATCAATAAAGGATTTAAGGCCAACGCCAATCGATTCCCAGGTAAACGGCTGACGAGGCCCAGCCTGCTCTGTGGGAGTTAAGCCAGGGGCGCCCTTCCGGAGCCATTGCTCAAAGGCGTTGTAGTTCGGGTTGGTGAGTGCGGCAGCCCTCTCGTATCGGGCCATGCCTTCAAGTATTCGGATCTGTTCTTCGGCCAGGGCAATCGCCTCGCGGCCGATATCATCCTCCGCAGCGTACAGGGAATCTTCGGCGATCTTGGTCCGCAATTCTTCTATCTGCCGCTCATACGCTTCGGCCTGGGTGGTGTTTGAATTCCGGAAGCTATTGGTCATGTCGCGGGTCGAGTCCTGCAGTTGCTTTGTGGCCTGGCGGAATACATAGAAAGAGTCCTTCATGGACTGCGCAACTTCACGGTCGCCAGACAGATTCATGTTCAAGCCGGCCAGCATTTCATTTAACTGCGCTTCTGTTTGTGGGGTTTTCCCGCCGCTTGAATAGGTAAGCGCTGCTCCACTAGCGCGCATACCGGCTATGGTCCCACCCTGGCCACTATTGGCTTGGGTCGCGTAGTCAACCATGTCCTGCCAGTTTTGAGTAAGTGGGGCTAAAAGCTTTATCGCTTGTGGACTAAAGGCTACCATCGTTTCGTCAGCCGGCCGGCTAGTTGTCCAGGCGGAAACAAGCGCTGTTTCTTCTTCAACAAGCTCCGAAAGCATTTTGAACACTTCCGCAGCCGGGAGATCCGCAACGGCCCCATTAGTAAACGCAGACGTAATCGTCCCTCGCGCAGAAATACGGCCAGCCATGGACGTCCCTGGGTCACCTAGTGCAAGCATCGCTGTCTCGGCCGCCCTGCGTAAAGCAAGCGAGGCGTTACCCACTGACTCTTGGAAAGCATCAAGTCTAATTTTAGCAATGCTCTTTTTTACTGCATCAAACGCTGCGGTAGTTTCTGTGGTCGTGTTAGCATATTGAGTAAGCGCCGCGAGAAGTACGCCGCCCTCAAGTGAGTTTAATTGGTTTTGGTGGACATTTGAGTCCATCAGCAACTCCGAATAAACACCGGACGACTCGGACGCGTTCTGAATATTGACACGATACCCAACAAGATCGTTCTGGATCACCGACATAGTATCAAGAACAGTGGTCACTTCTTCTTGGAATTCAGGATTAAGGTACGATGTTTTTGCCGCACGGATTGTCCCGGTGGACGAGCCAAGTTTCCTGGCTCTTAATGCTTCAATCGCGACTTTGCCTAACCCAGCCTCAAGCCCCTTGGTGGTGACGTCATCCAGGTACCCAGCTATAGCACTATTTAATTCAGAGTTAATGTTGAACATTTGCTCTGCGTTATTGTCTTGCCTTGCTGCGTTATATCGCACCATCAAGTTCTGGACGTTTGTCCTGAATGAAGTGTCGAGATCATCTATCGCGTCCGAGAAATCTTCGGCTGACGTTGTCCCAGTAGCGAACTCGACCGTCTGCGCCTGCAAGTCCTTTAAGCCCTGCAAATAAAAATCGATCTGCGATTGCATTTCGGTTTCATCAATCCTGCCAGCCCTAAATTGGTCCAGTATTTCACCAAGCGTATTGTCTGTGTTCCCAACATCGAGCATGGCTTGTGCGAATGCAGCTATCGATTCAGGGGAAAGGACTACGTCCGCTCCAGCGTGCGCCGTGTTATAGGCCGTGCCTCGTAGCGACACAATTGTCCCGTCTGGCCCTACTTGAGCGTTTGCCTGATAAGTCCGTTGGCTCCTATTAGGAGTATTAGCAAGGCTGAACTCTCCCATCAGGCTGGAAGCGCTATCTGTACGATCTGGCCTTGTAGCGTTCCTGGCAAAGTTTGCAAGTGCATTGGTCGTAGCTTCACTATAATCGGTTATCAATCCGACTGCTCTAGCGTAAGTGCTTTGAGTGTCGAGCGGGCCAGTGCTGCGGTCAGTTAAAATATTGCCAGCCCTAGAGGCTTCGGTGGTTACTAAGCTCGCCAATACTTTCAGGTCCGGGCCGGCATATTGCTCTGCGATTTCATTCCAGCGCTCTACGGTCTGTATCTTCGTATCAAGTTGGTCGCCAATAAAATCAAGCGCGCCACGGCTGGCATCGCGCTGGACCTGCGTGGTCCCCGTTTGGATTGATTGGTTCGCTACAACTATTTGCCGCTGGATCTGCCCTAGTTCGCCGCCCATGTTCATGCTCAAAACGCGGCGCGATTCCCTGACTCTTTTCTTTTTTTCATCTTCATAATATTTCATGATGTAAGCGGTGGCAGCTGATATGAGAAGGACAGCCCCGGCGATTACCCCAAGGGTAACCAGCATACCAGTCGATGTTAAAGCGTAGGCTGCCATGGTCGATCCGTTCACACCCCTGGCGACCAGCTGGTTCCTTCCGCCAAGTAATTGCTCTGTGATGTTAAGCGGGTCAGCCCCGGTGGCTGATTTCATTTTAGTAATCAGCATCGCCTTTGTCGTCTCATAAGAGAATTGGGACAAAGCCCGCAGAGCCAAGAACAAACCGCCAACAAAAGCCATCAAGCCGGCAGCAACTTTCGCTACATTAGCGCCAGCGACCATCATGTAAGGGACTATCCCACCGGCCAAGCCCATGAATGCTTCCCTGAATGAATTGGTCAGCTTGTTGAGCCATATCCTGGCCGGGAGCATCGCCTCTCCAAACCTGGCATTGATCCGTTCAGTCTCTTGCTTTGCGATATTGAGTTCGTTCGTGTACTCGGCAACACCAAACCTCGCCTGGTAAAAAGCATTGTTCAGAGCCAAGAAATTATTCTGGATAGCGTAAGTCGTATCGTTGAACGACTCAACGCTGCTCATTAGAGCATTGGTGGCCTGTGTAGCCTGGGCGCGGCCGAGATACTGGCGCAGTTGAGGGCCAGCTTCGAAGTTGGCGCCTACACCACTACCGCCAGCCGCTTCGTTGATTTTTGTTAAAGCCTGGATCAAACCACCAGACTGTTCGATAAACTGACGGCCGGTAACACCCATCTGCGCGTAGTAATCACGGAGCGTTGAGGTCGGAGGCATCGCCAGGGCCATGAATAGCTGGTTTAGCTTAGTGGCAGCCCGAGAGGCGCTACCTACAACGCCGGACGTAGCGGCCAGCGAGGCATACATTTCGTCCATAGATAAACCCAGCATCGAAGCTGATGGGGCCATGTTCTGCATTGACACAGATAATTCGTTGATTTCAAGCACACCAAGATCGGTTGCGGTCATGGCCATATTGGCCACACGCCGTAGTGCGGCGTCAAACTGCTCGGGGCTACCTTCCACATCAGCGTAGAAAGTTTTCATGACGGCGATCATGGATTCCATAGCTCGTTCGGTGTTCGCAAACCCAACGGCAGAAAGCCGTGAGGATACATTCAGGACGGCTAGTTTATCGGCCGCGTATGGGAAGGCGGAAGAAGCGTCGTACAGAGCTCTTGATAGAGTCTCAAAAGACTGGCCGGTTCGTCTGGCGATAGCTTCAAGGCCAGCCTGGTAGCGTTGCGTTTCCGCCATACTACCTTCATATCCAAACTTGCCAGTATCGTTACGCAAGATAGGCTGGATCCTACCCATCGCCGTTTGTCTGGTTGTGGTCGCGGTTTCCATAACCTGCATTGCGTTGTCAATCATCATGTTCATTTTCTGGAACATATACGAAATGGTAATCAAGCGGTATCCAAGGGCATCGATCGCGTTGATAACATTCTCGTTGGCGTCATGCTTTGCTTTGCTTATTTTGGCGTCAACACCAGGGTCGATTTTCATAAAATTAAGCATCTTCATGCGCATCGTCTCGAACCACGAAATACCGATGGGCTGTGCGTCGGTGGGGGTGATGTACCTGGCCTGGAATGCGGCCACGGAAGAACTATCATGGCCAGAGATCTTGCCGGAGTTGTTTTGCCAGCTCAAGGTGCCCTGGGCGCTGACTTCGGCGATGCTCCGGTTAACCTGCGCCTGGGCGTTCTGCGCTTCTTTCCGGATGAATTCATGCAACGCCTTGCGCGCGTAGGTGATAGTCTGCTTGATCGATCCATCTTCGTTATTCTCGGAGGTAACGCCTACGTTGGCATCCTTCCCCAGCCTGGACTTCAAGAAGTCGATACGTTCTTCTATCGGGCGGTTGGAGTCTTTGATTACTGCCTGGACCTGCTTGTACAGTCGGGAGACATAGGCGCTCGAATCGATGCTCGGGTCGACAAATTTCTCTTTGGCATAAGCGTCCCAGGCTGGTTTCGCTCCACGGTCCTTGAACACCGCGGCGCCAGCGGTCTTGAGCCTTTTGTTTAACTCGTCCGGGGCCATGTAGTCGCCGGTCAGGTAAAAGCCAAGTAGCTTCTTGGCGTTCTCTCCGGTGGCGACTTTATTCTGGCTTTCCAGCATTACGCGGAAAGCGTCACTGGCTCTTTGCACCGCGCCGTTTTTCCCATTGAGCTGCTTGAACATCGCGGCCTGGTCAGCCTGGCCGGTGTTGGCCATAAACTTCTCGACGCTATTCAGTGAGCGCAGCGCCGAAGAGGCTAGGGAAGAGTCTTTATAAATACCGCCACCCTTTACCTTGGTGTAGATCGAGGTCCAGAAGGCGTTCATGTTTTGGGTGTAAGCGGTCATGGCGTCAACGCCGCGCACGATATTGTTCTGCGCGACGGATCCTGTAGCCATGCCCGCCATGTTCTGTTGCTGGGTGCTGGTCTTGTTGCGGAGGATGTTTTTGGACAACTCCGCATTCATTTCGGTAGGTTTGGTGACGAACCGGGTGGACGCATCCTCAAGCTTCTTGGAAATCTGCTCGATCGTCTTGAGCATCCCGTTCATGTTTGAACTAAGGGAACTGAACGCGGCAGTAAACCCTTTGGTCATACTGCCGGTTAGGTCTGCAACAGCCTTGATAGCCTGGGCAGTTTCAATATTCAGCGAAATAACCTGGGATAGTTTACCGCTTCGTGCCATCACTTACCTCGCTTGCTCTTGGCTGCTGCTTCCTCGTTCTTCTTCTTTATATGCGATAAAAAGTGATTTTGCAATGCTTCAAACACGAGATAGGACTTATTAGGGTAGTCCTCGAACGGATCGAGCGACATTGATCCATTCTCTCTGTTTACTGCCGTCAAGAACCTAGACAATGGATAAGCCCAGGCCGCGAACTTGTCGCGCATCCTCGCCGGAGGTTTCCCCCCGGCAAAGACGATCTTTGCAAAAGCCTCTAGGCTTCGTCGCTCTTCTTCGGAAAAACTGCGCTGCCGGCCATCCACTCACGCATGATGTAGCCGGCCAGGTTTTGGGAGCTGAACACGAGCTCTTGGACTTCTTTGACGTCGGCCGGCTGCTCGCCGTTCTTGATGCTAGAGGAAACGATACATTTCCGGGCCAGGGCCATCACCGCGTCAGAACTGCCCATGTTCTCTTTGTTCTTCTTCTCGTAATAGTCAATCTGTTTTTCGGGCGGGAGGCGGGCGACGATTGCGTCATCCAGGGCCGGGGAACCCAGCTGCTTGGCCTCTTCGGTGGTCGGCTCCCTCATGTAGACGTACTCGTCTTTGTCGATCGAGTCGAGGTGAGCGAAATACTCCTGCTCGGTGGCGAAATCTTCCTTGCTAAGATCGGAGAAGAACCGGCCGATGTAAATCTTCTTAGCAAAAATACCGATGCTTCTGCTTTTCAAAACCTTAAGATCCATACAGTGCCCCTTATACTGCCGTTGCCGTGGCAGTTGATATCCTGGCTAGGCCAGGCAAATTGTGGAAATATTTCCACAACTCTTCAAGGGGGCCGAAGCCCCCAAGAAGTTAACCTAAGAAAGCATCCTCGCGGGTGGATACTTTCCACTCGGCGGCCAGGGCATCGCTGGTGCCAAGTACGGCTTCGTTTTTGTCATCGTAGACGTAGGCGGTGATCGCCTTGTGAACGGTCGGAGTCTCGGCGCAACGCAGTTTCGGGCTGACAGTCGGCTCGTCCGCGCCACCGATGTTCGGGATACCATCGGTGTAATAACACTTCTTGGCTTCCAGAACCAGGCGATATGGGCGGCCCTGTGAGTCAACGGAACTCGCAGCGTCGTAACCTTCAGGACCGTCGCCGATCGTAGTCTCGAACTCGAGACGTACAGACATCGGGCGGCCGGTCATCATGCGCTGCTTGCGCAGCTTGGACAGACGCTCGGTAAACCGGGCGGTCAGGTCCAGGGTGAAGTCGCGGGAGGTGGGGTTGACTTCTGACTGGTACATGGAACCATTCAGGCCAAACTTGCCGTCCGCCATCTTGTTGTCGCCACCAATCGTGAAATCGGTGACTTCGTCGTACAGATCCTCACCGATTTCCCAGGCGGCGGCGGCCAAAATGCCACCATCGTAGACAGACTGGATGGTACCATCGGTCAGGATCGGGGTGTCAGAGAAGGTGATCACACCGGCGGCCGGGGTAACCGCAGCGCCGATGTACTTGAAGATACGGGGGACGCCCTGCAAGTCGCGGCCTTCGACTTCGAAGCCGGAGGTAACGGAAGCGGGGCAGTCGATGACTACGTCACCAGCGATACCAGTCTTGGTATGCAGGATCGCGTAGTCGGCCACGGCGTCGTCCATGTATAGGTAACCATGCACGAACCGTAGGTACTCTTTGGTGGACAGCGGAACGCTCGGAGCCATTTCCCAGTCCACGATCTCTGCGGTCAGGCCACGGAGATCCAGAATGGTATTGCTCTCCCACCAGGGAGTAAGCGGTCGGGCACCGGCAACCAACATGGCCGCCGGGAGGCCGGTGGCAGCCTGCCGCATGGTAGCGGCGGTGAGGGTGTAAGAACCCGGGGTGGTGTCGTCCACTTCGGTCACGACGAAATAGAACACCTGGCCGCAAGAAACCTTGTCCTGTATGCGCAGGATCTTGCCTACCAACTCGTCGGTGGTACCGTTGTTGTCAAGCACGATCCGGTCATGGACAGCCAGGGTGATCTCGCCGGTGGTGCCGTCAGGGGTGACCGCAGCGGCTCCAGCGACAACGAACTTGGCCAAGACGTTCTGGATGGATTCTTTGAAAGCCGGGCCGTCGCACTCGAACATGACGTAGTCCTCGGCCTTACCGGAGATCTTCCAGGTGCCGATCTTGAAATTCATGTACAGGGCGCGCTCAAGCAAGCGATCGATTTCGACCGTCAAGGACGGCAGGTTGGAACAAGCGCCAGACGGCACCGGCTCAAACTTGTGGACATACTGACCGGCGTTGCCAGGGACGGCGGCCGGGGCAGTCTCGAAACCAAGGGCTGCGGCCAGCAAAAGCTTGGCCAGGTCGATTGGAAGATAGCTCGTCAACGAGCCATCGGCTTTGTACGACATGATACTCATGCCGGTGATGCCGGAAGCTCCGACTAGGGCGTCGGACTCCTTGTAGTTGGGCGTGCCTTTGAAACCTTCTTGGGTAAAAGGAACGCGCTGCTTGGTACGGGTCGGGACGCGCCAGGTGTTCGCGAGGCCGATCTGTAGTCTTGAATCTTGTCCGGAAACGATACTCATCTTCGCTGGACCTCCATTGTAATTTCTATGTAAGATTCGGCAACGCGAACCTCTTGATCACCCTTTGATACCGGCGAATAATAAACCCTGCGCATAACGCGCGCCCGGCAGCCGCGCCTTCCAAGGGTCCGGTCATTCTGAATCGCTTCTCGGATCGCGGAGTGGTATCGATACGATTTCAACGTAGACCGCTTACCTACTATAGCGGTCATCAACCGCACTATGCAAGTGTTCTTGTCAAGAGCCCGGTCCTGCACATCATCTTCCGAGTCGGCCACAAAGGCCATAGCGAATGGGAAAGTGAAAATATCCTCGGGGTCGACATACTCGATCTCGATTTTTTGGAACATTGGCAGGTCCAGCTTGGTAGTCAGCTGCACCGTCTCTACCGCCTGGAGATAGTCAGGCAGCTTGGCCATGAGATAGGTGGACAGCGCCAAGAGCGCGTTTTCCTCGACGAGTAATACCTGGATCATGCGAAATTCCCCTGTATGACATTCATCCTGGCGAGTAAGCTCTCGACGACATTATCGGCGATCACACCCGCGGCGAAATTGGCTCCGGCCTCAATCCATGGCCGCCTGGCGATCTTGGCGTACTGCGTGAACTTGACGGCTTCCTTCACTGGCTTGCCGCCACCGTCAGTAATATCATTACTGACAGGGTCGAACGGGCTATCATAGTAGTACGACGTCTGCTCGGTGAAAGACTGGCCACCGAACGGCTGGCGCAGGATAGTGCCAACCATAAGCTGCATTTCCTTGAGCGCGTCTGCGAACTGCGGGGCACCGGCAAACTTCCGGAATGGGATGGCCAGGGCTTTCGCCTTGGTCGGGATGATATACTTGTCGCTGACGATATCGCGCCGGGCGTTTCCCGTCCCTTTGGTGAAAGATACCTGGCCGGCCGGATTCTTCCCAGTTTCCCTCATATACAAAAAGTCGTTGTCAGAACTGATCGTCGCGGTGACGCCGGTGCTACTGGCAGACATGGCCACGCGGACGCTGTCAGCCATCGCCTTCCTGTCCGCTTCCCTGTACCCTGGGGTGCTTTCATACAGGCTCTTGGCGATAGCATCGCGTACCTGCCGGCCAATTGCATCCTTGCCTAAACCGCCACGGCCGCGGCCGAGCAGGACTTCATTCTCGTTGATTATGGCGAGATTTTTCAGGAACTCGCCGGTTGGTGCAACGGCTTTCTCCCTGGTAGAAATCCTGAACTCGACTCTATCTCTGTCCATCAGAATGCTCCGATAACGTAAGGGGCGAGAAGGTTTTTGATGTGGATCGGCATATCAAGCTCGTAATCCACCTGGCCGCCCTCAAAGGAGTAACCGCGCTTGCGACTAATGGTACCAGCGCCGCCGGTCCTCATTCTCACTTTCAGGTAGGAGACGTATTCGGCACAAGCGCCTTCCAGGTCCGGCGGGACCACAAAGCCAAAAAACGGCGTCCATACTCCGGCCTTGAACTGCAACAAGGTACCGTCAGTTTTCTGCCAGACATCGTTCTCGATTGGAGCGGCCGGCTCTTCTACCTGGGTGTAGGCAACGCGGTCGTACCCTTCGATGGTTTCCACCCTGAATACGTCGTCGCCGTAGTCGTATTCGGTGGTCAGGCGGATAATGCCCTTTTCTGCGCTGAACGTATACAGGGTGGGGTCAATCTCGGTTTCCACCTCGAACACCCGGGTCGTATCGTAGCGCAACGAGATAATGTCCAGAATAGGCTTGCCATCCAGGGCAATCGTCTTGTCTGCATAGGAGCTGGCCAACCGAATTATGGTTGACCGAATGAACTCCCTATGACAGTGGGCAGAGATCGCCCCGGACGCATAATTGATCAGCGGGATGATTTTTTCTGGCTCTTCTTGTGAATCAAAGTAGCCAAGGCATCGAGCAAGCGTAATCAGTGCGCCAGGGGCTAGGTCCATGTTAATTTTCCTCGGTGGTCTGTTCGGATTTATCAGAGCGCTGCTTCTTCCGCGCTACTTTGACAACAGGTTCCCGACGCATGGTGGTGATGTCGTTCCGATACGCCATCTTCCGAGCGTCAGCCTCGTCTCGATATTTATTGGGTCTGCCGGTCGGCATCGGGATCCTCCTTCTTCTTCTTCTTGTCGGCTGGATCTGGCTTCTTGTCCAGATCAGCAGCCGCTTCGGGCTGCTCTTCGTGCTTATATATTCTGATAGGCATTACACGCTCCTTGCTCTTGGGTAATTAGATCCGATGGAATCCTGCGGCGTAAGCAGGATTAGATGCTTGATCAGGATCTCGCCTGGCCAGTCATCATTCCTCGATATCTCCAGGTCAATTCTGGAAAGGATCGAGAACCCGGTTAAATCAAGCGGTCCAATAATTATCGGCACGTTTTTGTGGAATTCGGCGGTGGGATCTCCACCAACACGGTATTCCTCCGGCAGGACATCGGTATCGTATGCCGCCGAACTCGCAAACGCATCGAACTGGTCATGGACCGTGGCGACAAGGCTAATCGTCGCTACGCTGGTGACATCATTGGGACACGGGCTTGAAAAATCAACCAGCGCTAAAACGTATGCGCCAGTCCCTTCTTGCCATCCGTTCGGCGCAACCGCCGATACCTCAAGCGGAAGGGTTGAATCTGCCTGGGAAGAGGGGGTTGGGTGAAGAACAAGCTCTGTAGCGATCGGCGTGGGAACGTATTCCGGCAACAGCGCACTGTACGGCAGCCGCTCCTGGGATTGTTTTCTCATGCCCCCTCCAATTGGTTAGTTAAGTGGCCCCCCGTTTCCAGGGAGCCACACCGATCATACTGAAATGATCGGGCAGTTGACCGAGTCGATTTTCGACGCGGCCGTGATGTTGTTCACATGGAGCAGCATCGGCTCACCCATCTCGTTGGCGCCGAAGTAACCTTCTTCGCTTTCGTAGACTGTGGTGGCACTGGTCGGGATGGTAATCTGCTCGTTCTCACTCGGAGCACCGAACAGACACACCGGGGCGTTCAGGGCCAGGGCGGTGCCTAAGTTGGCGGTCAGGGTGATAGCCTTGGTGGCGACGGACGCGATTTTGTGCGCTTCATAGCGGCCGTTAGGCAGCATGACAGCGACGAAATCGTTGGCGGTGAAGCCAGTGGCGTCGTCCACATTGATTACGGCCTGGCCGGCCGCGGCAATCGCGGTCAGGAAGGTCTTGAGGGCGACCTGCATCACGGACAGCGTGTGCGCAGTCGCACCGCAGGTGATAGCCAGGCGGGTGATGATCGACCGGCCCCGGATGGGATTCGGATCGATCAGTTTGGTGTAGGCGGTGTCGGCCACGGCAGTTACCGGGCCAACGCGCTTCCACTTAAGAATGTTCAACATGGATTACCCCCTCGCCGCGGTCTTGAGCAAGACAGCTTTGTCGGTCTGAACGGCCTTGAAGCCATCGCGCTTGCGGAACCTGATGAACTCTTCGCCGTAGAGCATATTTTCTGTCGTCTCACGGTAAGAGCGGATTTCAATGCCCATGCGGTCGCCGTGCCACATGACTTGTTTCGGGTCGCCGTACCAGGCGAAAGCTTCGCCGGCGCCAACCTCGTGAATGGACTTCATCTGGTTGTGGACCTCGATGTAGGGGCGGCCGGCGATCTGTCCGGGGCGCTGACCTTCGATCGGGGACTGCCAGACGTAATCACCAAGGGCGTTACGGTTGGCGGCTAACCAGGTGACGAAATCTTCGGACACGATCCACAAGCCCTTGCTGCGGTCCTCGAAGCGGACGCGGAGCGGAGCGTTGACCAGGTCGTCGAGGACGGTGGCCATCGGGGTCGAGCCAGAAATGGTATACTCCAGGGTACCGGCAGCCTTGAACAACCCGGTGAACGGATCGGAGCTGGCGAACAATACCTGGTAGTCGAATTCCTGGCCATAGATCTCGGCGAACATTTCCATGAAAAGCTGGCCGATCTGGACGTTGACCTGGATGTCGTCTTGGAACATATCGTACCAAGGAATCCAGCCGGCGAGGGTCTGACAGGTCAATTCGACACGAGCGCCGAACGACGGGCGGCCAACCTCGCGGTAGGGGTGATTGTCACCCTGCGGGTTGTTATGCCAGGTCAGATTGCCGGAAACCTTGTCGAGGGTGGGCCACGACAGGGTGTTGCCAATCATCGGGACAGTGCGTACCTGGCCCATCATCGCCGACTGCTTGTTGGCGTAGCGCAAAAGCTCGCGCTCGTAGATGGTGTTGATAACGTACTGGCCATCGGTGCCTTGGCCGAACGGGGTGCCGGTGGGGTCGCGATTAACGAAACGCCCGCCGTTCTTGTCGAAGGATACGGCCCGCTCGCGGGTCCAATCCATATCGACGCCCGACTTGAGGTTCGGGGTGGCGTACTTGTTCTCGCCGATGGTGACGGTGTCGCGGCGGCAGATAGCCGTGACCATTTTGCCGATGTCGGCCAGGATGGTTTCCTGGCTTAGGATCTTCGGCTCCTGATTGGTGGTAATGCTGGCCTTTAAGCCTTCTACCTGTGCCTTGAGTGCCCCGATTTCGGCGGACTGGGTTTCGTTGATAGCGTCCATCGCCTTGGCGACGGAATCCATCAGCGCTTCCTTCTCGGCCAGATAAGTTTTCACTTCGTCTGGAGTCGAGAAGCCAGCGGCTTCAACCTTCTTCGCGGTCTTGAGGGCCTCAAGAAGCAGCTTGAGTTCGTCCATCATTGCGCTCCTTGAATGAATATACTAAAGCCGCCGAACGGGGGCTTTTGAGACAGAGTCTTTTCCTCGCCCTGCTCGGCCTGTTTGGGGTCGGTCAGTGCAAAGGGGTTGGCAGGTACGTTACAGATGGAGAATTCCATCAGCTCTTGTTTCTTGAAGCGATACCCAACGATGTACGTTTGGTTGCCGCTCTTCTCTTCGATCAGTTCCCACTCCATCGGGTTGAAGCCGACAGAGCCGGCCTTGATGAAGCCGGTCTTGACCATGTCTGCTACCATCCCAGCGAACGGGTGGATCTCCTTGGGGACGAACATAATGTCGCCGGCCAGGGTCGGGGCTTTGGCCACATTCCTGGCGATACCAATGAGCGGAATCTTGTGGTCATGGCCCCACAAGATAACAGGGTTCTTCTGGTACCGAGACAGGTCCCATCCGTCCTGCTCTACAACGTCGCCGTAGGAATCGACGTCGTCGGTCGAGAAGGTGAAGTGGACCAGGCCGTCACTACCCTCCGCTTCCTTGAAAATAGTCGAAAAGCCCTTGAAGAGCGTTATCTCTTCTTTCAGCGCTCCTTTGTTTGTCGAATTGTCCTTGAAAAACTGAACGAGCTCTTCGCCCGCCAGATTTAGCAGGTTCCCCTGTTTCCGTATCAGCATCGCTAACTCCTTGATCCGCTGGTTTTTCGGGCGCCTGCCCGCCGCGCAAAGTATCGCCATTTTCTACCGCGTCGTAGTGGATGATCTCGCGCGCTTCGTTGGGCGTTAAGAGCCCGGCCGCGATATCTTCGCGCAAGCGCTTGTGCAGGTCGGCTTCCTGCTCTTGCAGTTCTGGTATATCGGTATTGTCAAAATCCACCGAATAGGTGTTGAGGCCAAAGCGGTTGAGAAACTTGGTCTTGATCTCGCCGGCCCAAAACTTCTGGACAGGGATCAGGGTTTGGGACCAGAGCGCCCGGTACTGCTCGTCGGAATCTTTTCCAGACAGAGCGGTCTTTTCAGAAGTGGCGTTGGCCACTTTGAGCGGGATACCATACTTGGTCAGGATCGCCGTGCGGTTATCCTCGGAAATGGTCGTGTACTTTAACAGATCCTCGTTCAGGGCTTGGAAGGAAGTACCCTGGCCGAGAACGGCGATACGTTTGTCGCCCTTGGACCGCCCGTACTTCTGGTCCCATCGCAGCTGGATGTCATCGGCCTGGGCCGGCGTGATGCGCTGCTCGGTCTTTAAGATACCTTGGGGGATTGCAGAGGCGTTGAGCGCTTTGATCAGTTCCTTGTTGACCGACCAATCCTGCTCAAGCTCCATAGCCAGGGCGGCCATTGGCGGCACGCCGCGGATCGGGTTCCAAATGTTCGGCTCGTAACAGTGGAAGAATTCCTCGGGGGCCATCGGGATCCGTTCGCCCTCGTCATTGGTAAAGAACCACTTCTTGGAGTAGGTTTCATACTCCATGCGGCGCGGCGACAGGACGTAGATTTCCTTCGGGAAGCCGGCCTTGCCACCAAACCACCAGAAGAACTCACCCTCAATGTCCCACCACATGGACGACAGCCAGATCATGGCCTTCATCGACATATTGGCGTTGGGAGACTGGAAGAGCGAGAAGAGCGGGCCGGAGGTGGATTCTTTGTAGCCCTTGTAGACTTTCAGGGCTGGACGGGATAAGTTTCGCGCGCGAATGGAAACAGAGATATTAACCCACTTGTTCTGCAACATGGGGTCAGTGATCTTCGTTGCCCTAGGGTCCTTGATGTCGAAGTCGGTAAAGCCCTCGGTGAGTTTTGCGCCGAGCGTAGACAGGATGGATCGTTGAACGCGCTGATCACGAACACCTGCCATCGAAAGCATGGCAAGTTGGAATCGTTCTTTCAGGCTAATATCACACCTCCATCGAAAGCAAACTCGTAGAACCCCGTTGTGGCATCCGGAGCATCATCGTGTAAATTGCGACCGATACGCAAGTGCTGGGTCATTGCTTCATAGTATTGCGGGAATCTATCATTCCAGTCAAGGGGGAAAAGAATACGTTGCTGGACAGCGGCGGAATTCGTAATCAGTCTGGTTTCCTTGTTTGATAGCTGCATCGGTGTTTCCACTGACAGATTATATCCCCGCTTGATCAACATTTCCTCTACATCCTTGGCAAACCCGGCGCCGCCCGAGTTTGATTCGACGCATAGTTCCTTGGTACCGTTCGAGATCAGGGCTTCCACAACAAGAGGCTGGGAGGCTTCGACAGGTTCCTGGGTGTACACCACATCGGTGACGTAAGCGTAGGATCCGGCCACCACACCGAACACGGCGCAAAGAAAGTCCTCGCCCTTGTCAGCCGTATCGATAAAGCAGATCTCGCGCTCGGGGCTTTCAGGCAGGATTGTATAGGTCTTGAGGTCACGGTACAGCGCGCCCTCCGGCCGGATGATATGCTGATTGTAGTTCGCCTCGAAGATGGTCATGTCCATCAAATTGCGCTTTGAGTCGTAATCTGCCTTGGACA